TTTCCCAAACCGGAACTCCTACTTCCAATGTAAGTAATAGTGAAGAGTATAAGATTGGAAAATATTTTGAAGAAACTCCTATTAATAAACTAAAACTTTATGAGGGAGATAGATTAATACAATCAAGATTTGGACAATCAATACGATTTAGTGGATATAATAATGAAGATAAAGAATTTTCACCAACAATAATTTTTAGAAATAAACAAGCAGAACCTGAAACAGAAATAAAAGAAGGTGATTTAATTGAAGAAGATATTATTAATGATGGTTCTACTATTGTACTATCAAGTAACAAATATAAATTACCATTTGTACCAGGTAACAGAGATGTAAAAGTTGAAACAGCAGAATCTGCAGAATATTATGAAGCACCAGAAGAGTTAGACGGTAATCAAATTTTAATAAATAGTGATAGGATTATCTTATCTTCAAAAACTCAAGAAATGATTTTCTTTTCCAAAGGAAATATTTCGTTTATATCGGATGGTAAATTTACACTTGATAATGGCCAAGATGGTGCTTCCATTGATTTGAATGGTGAGTATAGAACTACAACTAATGATAACGATATGTACTTTTTAGGTGGGAGTGGGGATATATATCTTAATACTGAAAGTCAAGATGAACCACTTGCAAGAGGTCAAACTCTAATTGATATATTAAGTGAAATACTTGATGAGTTACAAAAAGAAATTCATCCTACTCCAGCTGGTCCATCATCTCCTCCAACAAATGCATCGGCGTATGCGAAGATACAAAGTAAATTAGATACAATATTATCTACACAAAATTTTACAGAATAAAAAATGTCTTTCGCTATATTCAAACAAAATATGTTGAGTTATATGGGAAATCAACCAGGTATAAATTCCTATAATGATTTCGCAAAAAAACTTACTGATGAATATGATATGGCGGTTCGTAGAGGATACCAAACAATAAATCAAATACCTATTGCTAAAGATAACAAACCACTAATGCAAACGTTGGTTACTTTAGCTTGTAGTACTGCATTAAGTAAACGAGAGGGACAACATACTTTTATAGATGATATTGGAAAAGGAGTTGTTGGTTATTGGACAGGAGCAACTTTAATGACGGGAATTCCTCCAATCATACCAGCTACAGGAGCTATACAAAACGTAACTACGGTATCCGCATTTGTAACTACACCTGGTCAGTTTCCAACTGTTGGTCCTTTAACTACTACAATGGATTCGGGTGTATTTTTGGACAAGTTAATTAATGCAATGCAAATTCATCTTACATCAATCGAAGGTTTGTATATAACAATATCTTTATATCCTGGATTTCCTCTTGTACCACCAGCACCTGGTATTAGAAGTTGGACTGGGTTTACAATACCTCCTGCAGGTCCAAGTGTTCCATTCGAACCACCACAGGCAGGTAATACACTACTTGGTGCTATTACAAAATTAGCATCTGCAATTCTTGAAGGATTGATAATGAGTGAGGCTGATAAACAAGAAGCTCAACGAGAGGCAGATGAGGCAGATGCTGTTGCAAACGATACATCCTTACCTCAAAATGGTAGAACATCTGCAAAAGAATATTCTAACTTAAAAAAATCTGAAATAAACACAGGAGAAAAAAATGCAGCAGCTGTTGAATTATCAGAAGAAGAATTGAAAGCTATTGAAGAAACCACACCACCTGAATATAAATGTGAACAAGGTACTAAGATTGTTGCAATTGCAAAAAGAGATATTGGTATTTTAGAAACAGGTACACCTCCTGGTAAAAACTATGGCGGGTTTCCTGGTGGAGTTCAAAAAAATGAACGAGGTAGGATTGATGATATGTTTGATAATGTAGGATTGGATAATCAGGCTAAAGTTAAAAAAACAGGTAGTGGTTATTATTGGTGTGCTGCCGCTGTTGCAACTTGGTGGCAAGAAGCAGGTTTAGAAACACCAAGTGGTGGGGCAAGTTGTGATAATTGGATGAATTGGGGAAAACAAAACGGATATTGGAGTACCAAACCAAAAGTAGGTGCAGCTGTTTTATATGGTTCACCCTCCGATGCACATCATATTGGTATTGTTGCTGGTGTAACTGCAACTGGTGGTATTATTACAATCGAAGGAAATACAAGTGGTGGTGGATTTAATAGAAATGGATGTGGTGTATTTCAGAAAGTACCAAAAAAATATTTAGGATTTGTAAACCCACCTGATTGCTCATAACCATAAACTCATAAAGAATATATTTATATTAAGATAAAAGAAAACAATTTATAATGGATACTAAGAAATTAGCAAAATTAATTAAAGTAATTGTAGAAGCTGAAGTGGCTAAAAATCACGAAAGATTTCTTACTAAAACCTTTCCTAAGATTTTAGAAGAAGAAGTATCTCGTAGAATGAAAGTTCTATCGGAGGAGAGGGGAGGTGTTGCTGCTTCCTCCACGCAAATCGTGGAAGAGGAAGTAGACCCATTTCAAATGGCAGAACAAGCACTACAAGAAGAAAGACAACAACCTAAAAAACAGTTTACAAAAAATGCTGTTTTAAATGAGGTACTAAATAATACAAAACCATTTTCAGCAGAACAAAGAAAAGGTGGAGTTGAACAAAAATCTGTATTAGATAAATTTCAACAACCTGTAAATGAAAGTATGGATAAAACAGTTTCATTTACTCAAACAACTGCAGGAGGTGGTCTTGAAAGCATGAGAGCTCAAATGGCATCTCAAATGGGTTATGGTGATATAAAAAGGGGACCAAGTAAAACAGGTCTTGGAGTTCAAACAGGATTGCCTGGATTAGATAGAATTTTAAACAGAGATAATTCAGAACTTGTTAAAAAATTTAAGAGATAGGAATAACTGATGGCTTATGTTCTTGATAGAAAAGTTGTAAAAGATACCAAAGAATTTAATGACTTTGCGTATGGTATAACCTTGCCTTTAAAAAGAGGTAATACGGGTTTCTTTGAACAATCTTTTTCTTCATTTGAACAGGCTAAGACAAATTTAAAAAATCTTTTGTTAACTAAACAAGGTGAAAGAGTAATGCAACCAAACTTTGGTACTGGATTACATTCTCTTTTGTTTGAACAAATGACAGATGATTTTGAAAATAAGTTAACAGAAACCATAACTAAGAGTGTTGGTTATTGGTTACCATATATAAACATAGAAGAAGTTGATATTAAAATGACTGATGAAATGAAAGATATGCACAGAGCAGATATGAACATTAAGTTTACAGTTGGTAACCAAATAGAAACACAAGAGATAACATTTAGAATTCAGGAGTAATAAAGGATGGCTTTAAATAGTGTAACAAAAAGAAGTAATCAAGGGAGAGATATAAAATATCTTAATAAAGATTTTGCTAAATTCAGACAAAATCTAATTGATTACGCAAAAGCATATTTCCCAAAAACTTATTCTGATTTTAATGAATCATCACCAGGTATGATGTTTATTGAAATGGCATCATATGTGGGTGATATACTTTCATACTACACAGATGATACTTTAAAAGAATCATTGATGTTGTATGCAGAAGATAAGGAAAATGTTATTGCATTGGCCTCTTATTTAGGATACAAACCAAAAGTAACTTCACCTGCTATTGTTAAACTATCTGTTTACCAATTAGTACCAGCTACTGGTAGTGGTAGTACAATACGACCAGATTATGATTATTCATTAAGAATTAAAGAAGGTATGGTATGTGAATCAAATGGTGGAATTATTTTTAGAACAACCGAACTTTTAGATTTCAATGATGAAACAGATAGAGAAGTTGTTGTATATCAAAGAGATTCAAACACAAACGAACCAACACAATATCTAATAAAAAAATATGTAAATGCAATTTCAGCTGAATTAAAAACAACATCTGTTCAGTTTGGTACTGCTCAACAATTTTCACAAATAAGATTAGCAGATACAAATATTATTGATATCTATGATGTAAGAGATTCAAATGGAAACAAATGGTATCAAGTTCCTTATCTTGCACAAGAAATGGTTTATGTGGATTATCCAACTTCAGAACAAACAGATAAAGATTTAGCACAATTTAAAGATTCTGTATCAAGTGTTTTAAAACTTATAAAAACATCAAGAAGATTTACTACAAAGGTAAATGAAGATAATACAACTTCAATAATATTTGGAGGAGGTAACTCAACATCATCAGATGAAACATTAATACCAAACTTTAAAAATGTTGGATTAGGATTAAATTCATCCATAGATAGATTGGGTGCATCATTTGACCCTTCTAATTTCTTAAAAACTAAAACATATGGACAGGCTCCTGCAAATACAACATTGACTGTTTCTTACTTAGTAGGTGGTGGAGTTGAATCCAATGTTGCTTCAAAAGAAATAACAAGAATTAATTCTATTTCGTTTGATGAAGATACGAGTGTATTTGGTTCGGCAGAATTAGCACTTTATAACAGAATGAAAGCTTCTGTTGCAATAGAAAACGAATTACCAGGTAGAGGAGGTAGAGGTGCAGAATCTATCGAAGAGATTAGAGAAAATTCATTAGCAAACTTTGGTTCACAAAACAGAGCGGTAACAAGAAAAGATTATCAAGTAAGAGCGTTATCGTTACCTCCAAAGTATGGTGGTGTTGCAAAAGCATATTGTGCACCAGATGGAGAGTTAGATAATAATTCACCTTCATCTATTTTAAATAATCCTGATTCATTAGAAGAATTTGCAGGATTAGTTCAATCATTAGGAAAACAAAACCTAACAGAACAACAAACAAAAGATGAATTGAGAAAATTCTTAAGTGGAAAGAAAAATAACATAAACGAAAAGAATAATCCATTTGCAATTAACTTATATGTACTTGGATATGATTCAAGTAAATATCTAACATCATTAAATAAGGCTATTAAAGAAAATCTAAAAACTTATTTAGGAGAATATAGAATGTTAACTGATGGTGTTAATGTTATTGATGGGTTTATCATAAACATAGGTGTAGATTTTGAAATCAGAGTTTATGGTGGATATAATAAAAGAGAAGTTCTTACACGATGTATAAATGAATTGAAAGATTACTTTAACATCGATAATTGGACATTTAATATGGCAATCAACATTTCTGAAATAGAATTACTGATTGCAGGAGTAGAGGGAGTACAATCAGTACCTAAGTGTGAAATTACTAACAAGTGTTTAGGAAACTATTCATCGCATTCATATAATATACAAGATGCAACTAAAGGTAAAATGGTTTATCCATCTTTAGACCCATCTATATTTGAAGTGAAGTTTCCTAACAAAGATATTAAAGGGAGGGTTGTATAATGTATTATTTTGTAACGGCATCAAAAGATGCAACGATTTACTTACAACAACCAACACAAAACACAGGGTTGGATGAGATATTAGAAGTTTCTAAAACTTATTATGGAAACTTAAAAGATATTGCTCACACACTAATCAAGTTTGATACAACATCACTTTCTCAATCAATAGTAAGTGGAGATGTAACTATGAGTTCGGCTGAACTTATTCTAAGAGAAGCTGATTCATCTGATGAAATACCAACAGATTACACAATATATGCATATGCGGTAACCCAATCATGGGATATGGGAATCGGTACAAGATTTGATGAAATCAGTACAGATGGTGTTTCTTGGGATAAAGTTAGAACAGGTGTTAATTGGATGACACAAGATTCACATTCAGCAGATACTACTGGCTCATTTAATGGTAAAGGTGGAACTTGGTTTACTGGTTCATATTCAACTCAATCATTTTCATACGAAACAACTGATATTGAAATGGATGTTATTGATACAATGACTTCGTGGATTAGTGGTTCTATACCAAACGAAGGATTTATTTTAAAATATTCATCTTCATTAGAAAATGATACAAATGATTACGGTCAATTAAAATTCTTTTCAAAAGAAACAAATACTATTTACCAACCTAAATTAAGAATTGGTTGGGATGATTCTTCGTTCTCTACTGGCTCTTTAACAGAACTTACCGCTGATGATATTCATGTAACATTCAAAAGATTAAAGACCAGATATAAGCGTGGAAGTAAACCTGAAATCAGAGTTTTCGGTAGAGAGAAATATCCTCTCAAAACATACACCAACACATATTCTTACACAGATGTAAAATATTTACCATCTACTACTTATTACCAAATAAAAGATGTAATCACAGAAGAGATAATTATACCATTCTCAGATTACACAAAAGTTAGTTGTGATTCGAGTGGTAACTATTTTAAATTAAACTTAACAAGCTGGGAATACAATAGAGATTACTATATTGAAATTAAAGTAGATAGGGATGGTGTTATAGAATACTTTGTAGATAAGGATTTAACTTTTACAATAGAGAAATAAAATGAGTTTACAAGATAGATTTAGAATAGATGAACTTGTTAAAAAAGGTTCAAAGGCAACGAAGATAGATACATCTAAAGGAATTGTTGTGCGTAAAGTTGATGGAAAGGAAGTAAAACCTGCTTCATTAAAAAAAGATAAACCATTTGGAACTGAACAAATTAGAGGAAAACAAATACAACCAAAATTAAAAACCGATTTATTAGAACCACAAGAACAAATACAGGAAGAACAAACATCATTTAGTGGTGAAACATCAGCTCCTTTAGAAAGACCGTATTACGATGAAGAGCAATTACAAAAGGCAATTGATATAAAAGTTGATGAGTTAATAAAAGAAAAAAAACCACCAAGAGGTAGGTATATTAAATATG